AATACGCTGTTGATGCAACAGGGGGTATTCGGCAAATTGGAGATGACGGACTCATAACTTTTAATCGCACTGGTGGCCCAAGGCCAGATACTCTTTTTGCGGGGGACACTCCTGAAGGAGAGGCCCCTGAAGTACAGATATGTGATGAAGGGCATGTCTTTGACCCAATTGCTGGTATTTGTGTGCCATCTGCCCCTGTAGAGGATGATGATGGTACATCCCCTATTATTGATCGTCCTATTCAGCCCATAAGACCCGAAAGGCCCACAAGACCTACAAGGCCATCTTCCGCAACCCCCGGACTAAACATTCGAACTGTTAATTTTAATCAAGGTGGTTTTGTAACTCCAAACATTGATCAGTTTTTTAATAGAATGAGATAAACGGATGAATGATCTTAGCGACTTTTCCAAGTTTCTAACGGACGAGGAGTTAGCTAAGGTTGCTCCTATGTTGGAACGTTTAAAGACGTTGGACAACAGAACGGAGAAGCAAGACAACTTCATGAACTTCGTGAAGCATGTTTGGCCTCAGTTTATTGAGGGCAGGCACCATAAGATTTACGCTCAGAAATTGCAGGATGTTGCGGATGGCAAGTTAAAGCGTTTAATTATTAACATGCCCCCGCGTCATACGAAGTCAGAGTTTGCGTCTTACTTGTTTCCGACTTGGCTTATGGGTAGGCGTCCTGATTTAAAGATTATTCAAGCGACGCACACGGCTGAACTTGCTGTTGGTTTTGGTCGAAAGATTAAAAACCTAATTGAAAGCGAGGATTTTAAAGATGTGTTCCCAGAAGTTAATTTGGCTACAGACGCTAAGGCAAGCGGTAGGTGGAGTACGAACGGCGGTGGTGAATACTATGCTGTCGGTGTTGGTGGCGCTTTGGCTGGTCGTGGCGCGGATTTGGCTATTATTGATGACCCTGTTTCAGAGCAAGATGCGTTAAGTGTTACTGCATTAGATAACATTTACGAGTGGTATACATCTGGTCCGAGGCAGCGTTTACAGCCCGGTGGTGCAATTATTATTGTTATGACGCGCTGGAGTATTCGTGACTTAACTGCGAAGGTTTTGTCTAAACAAAGTGAGAAAGGCGCTGATCAGTGGGAGATTGTTGAGTTTCCAGCGATTATGCCGTCTGGTGATCCTTTGTGGCCTGAGTATTGGAGCTTAAATGAGCTTGAGGGCGTTAAAGCGTCTATTCCTGTTGCTAAGTGGAATGCTCAGTATATGCAGAACCCTACTGCTGAAGAGGGTGCAATTATCAAGCGTGAATGGTGGAACATGTGGGAGAAAGAAGAGCCTCCTGTATGTAGCTATGTGATTCAAAGTTACGACACTGCGTTTAGTAAGAGTGATCGTGCTGACTATAGTGCTATTACAACGTGGGGGATATTCCACAACGATGAAACGCAAGAAGATCATATCATTCTTTTAGACGCTGAAAGGGGGCGATGGGAGTTTCCAGAGCTAAAGGAAGAGGCTTTAAATTCTTATAAACTGTATGAGCCTGACATGGTTTTGGTTGAGCAAAAGGCGAGTGGGATGCCATTGACGCAAGAGTTGCGCAGGATGGGCATTCCAGTGACACCATTTACTCCGAGCCGTGGTGCTGATAAGTTTACTCGTATGCACGCCTGTGCGCCTGTGTTTGAAAGTGGCATGGTGTGGGCACCTGAGACTAATTTCTCAGATGAAGTCATGGAAGAATGTGCGGCATTTCCCAATGGTGAACATGATGACTTGGCGGATTCGATGACTCAGGCTATACTGCGTTTTAGACAGGGTGGTTTTATTACCACTCCGAGTGATTATGATGATGAAGATGAGGCTGCTTTTATGCGGCGTAAACGCGAATACTATTAGGAGAGCGATATGGCTGGTGAAGCGGCAATTTTAAAAGCAATCATTAATTCTATGGGTGAATCTGGAAAAACTATTTCAGACGCTGATCGGCAACGTGCAATGGATCGTGCGGGAGCACTTGAGGCCAGCGAAAGAAGATTTCTTACTCAAGAATCTGGCAACGGTATTTCAGCCTCTGATGCCGCAATGATTAGAATGCTGCTAGGGGAGAGTGCTGCGCCTCCAAAGTCTATGCGCCCACGAGCGCGTCCTTTTGAGGACGGTGGTGCTGTTCGCAAAAAGAAACCCAAAATGGGATGTGTCATGAAAGGGCGTGGCGGAAGTTATAAGGGACGAAGCTAATGGCTGATAAAAAGAAAAAAAATAAAAAAAATAACAAAATAAAAAACACGCTTCAAAAAGCGGGGAGTATTACAATGATTCCCTATGCTTTAAACGCTTTAGGTTTTGAAGACGCAGCACAGATAACAGGATATCCTTTTGATAAAAAGGGAAAAAGGAGGACTGAATTAAAATTTAAAAACAGTGCGGAGAATCTGCGGAAGCGGGGGGAAAAAAATAATTATAATTATGAAGACGATCCTCTTTCTCTCATTACAAAAGCAATGGGCTTTAAGGAGGGCGGAGCTGTTCCCAGAAAGAAACCCAAAATGGGCTGCGTCATGAAGGGTCGCGGTGGAAGCTATAAGGGACGAAAATAATGGCTGATGCGAAGAAAAAAAATAAATTAAAAAAATCAAGAACTGGTGGTCAGTTTTTTCAGTCTAAAAGGCAAGCTAAAGAAAGAATGGATGTTGGGGCTGGCAGGACTGAATTAGAGAAAAAAATTAACGCAATGCTTACAGAAAAAGTGCTTTCTGGGGAAATTTCTCCTGAAAAATCTGGTCGTTTAAAAGCAAGAATTTTTGCAGATTCAGTAGAAGATGCTGTTAATAGAAGCCCAGCGAAATACATCCACGGTGGTGCCGTCATGAAGGGTCGTGGCGGAAAATTTAAAGGAACAAACTGATGCCAAATATGTCAAAAAAATATAAAGGTTTTTCAAAGTTGCCTGAAGAAGTGCAGCAAAGAATGGACCCTGAAGCGGCTATGAAATATATGGAAGGTGGCGCTGTTAAGAAATACATGGGCGGCGGTCGTGTTAAGAAGTATGGTCATGGTGGCAACGTTGAGAAAGACGGCGTTATGTATGAGCATGATCCAGAGCCTCAAAAGGCTTCTATGAAAGGTGGCACAGGTTCTGGTCACTCTCGTGGTGGTGGCGCAGCACTTAGCGGAACCAGATTTTCTGGAGTAAAATAAATGGCTAAAATCGTTATTAACATAGATATGGACGAACTTACGTCTGGCATTAACCAAGTTGTTGATGACGATATGTATGAAGATGATATGGAAGAGGAGTTTACTTGTCCTCTTTCAACTCAGGATTCTAAAATCAACGACGAGAATCGTGAGGCTGCGGTTCAAGATCAAGATTATGGAGCGGCTGAAGGTAACAAGAATGTGTGCGGCACATGTGCTTATTATGACATTCGAGCTTCTGTTCTGGACTGCATTGATAATGGAATAGGAATGAAAAAGAACGTTCCTGTAGGCTACTGCACAGAATTAGATTTCACATGTATGGCAGAAAATGTCTGCAACTTGTGGAAAAAGGGTGGCCCTATCACAGACTTTGATAATATTAACACTCTTGAGCCAATTGAGGGTAACGAGAGGGACATTTTCTAATGGCTATTGAGCGTGACATAGGTGCTGGTGGCATCCCAGATGAGCCAATAATAAAAGACACGACTCGTATGCAGGAAGTGTCTCCACTTCCAGAAACTCCGGGAATCACGGAATTTGATGATGGGAGTGCGATTGTTGGTGAATATGAAGAAGAAGGTGAGCCTATAGTTGACGTTCCGTTTGACGGAAACTTGGCTGATGTTATTGACGAAGGTGAGCTTTCTTCTATTTCGTTTGACCTTGTGGGTTCGATAGAAGACGACTTTTCTGCTAGGCAGGACTGGGAAGATACTTACAAAAAGGGACTAGAGTTCCTTGGCATGAAGACTGAAGACCGTACTGAGCCTTTTGAGGGTTCATCTGGTGTTATTCACCCTCTTCTTGCAGAGAGTGTGACTCAGTTTCAGGCACAGGCTTATCGTGAGTTACTTCCTGCAACTGGCCCTGTTCGCACAGCCGTTGTTGGTGCGCAGAATGAAATGCTTGTTAAGCAATCTGAGCGCGTCAAGGATTACATGAACTATATGATTACATATGAGATGGAAGAGTATGATCCTGAGTTGGATCAGATGCTATTCTATTTGCCTGTGATTGGATCGACATTTAAAAAGGTTTACTTTGACCCGCTTAAAGGGCGTGCGGTTAGTAAGTTTATTCACGCTGAAGACGTAATTGTGCCTTACGGCTCTACTGACCTTGTGTCTGCTCCACGTATTACACATCGTATTAGCATGGACTCTAATGATATTCGCAAGCTACAGCTTGTAGGTTTTTATAAAGACATAGATCTTCCTACGGCTTCTAACTACGATGATGCGTCTATGGGAGAAGTTGAAGAGTCAATTGACGACATTCAAGGTGTTCATCCGTCTGGACCTTCTGAGGAAATAACTCTTTATGAAGTCCATACGTCCTTAGACATTGAAGGTTTTGAGGACATGGGTGAGGATGGAGAGCCTACAGGCTTACGTCTTCCTTACATTGTCACAATTATTGCTGACTCTGGTGATGTTTTATCCGTCCGTAGAAGCTACGAAGAAGCTGACCCAATGAAACGTGCGAAGCAATATTTCGTGCATTATAAGTTTCTTCCGGGTCTTGGCTTCTATGGCCTTGGCTTAACACACATGATTGGTGGCCTAGCCCAAGCGTCTACTTCTATCTTGCGTCAATTAATTGATGCAGGAACGCTCTCCAACCTACCAGCAGGCTTTAAGGCCCGTGGCGCTCGTATTCGTGACGAAGATTCTCCCCTTCAACCGGGCGAGTTCCGCGACATTGATGTGGTTGGAGGCACCCTGCAAGGCTCTTTGTTGCCCCTCCCCTTCAAGGAGCCTTCAGGGACGCTCTACAACCTTCTAGGCACACTTGTAGATGCTGGTCGTAGGTTCGCGTCTATGGCTGACATGAAGGTTGGTGAGATGAGTGGTGAGACCCCCGTTGGCACCACGATGGCTATTATGGAGCGTGGGACAAAGGTTATGTCTGCGATTCACAAGCGTTTGCATTATTCTCAAAAAATTGAGTTTAAGCTGCTTTCAAGAATATTTGCTGAAACTGTTCAGGCATACCCATATCCTGCTGATCTAAGAATGGGTCCAGAGATATTTGTTCAGGACTTTGACGCTAGAATTGATGTTCTTCCTGTGTCTGACCCAAACATCTTTTCTATGTCTCAGCGCATTGCCTTGGCTCAGACAGAGTTGCAAATGGTTCAGTCAAATCCTCAAATACATGGCGGTCCACAAGGCTTGTACCAAGCATACCGAAAAATGTATGAAGCTCTTGGCGTAAATAACATTGATGGCATTCTGCCACCACCACCACCGCCACCTCCTCCTGTGAATCCTTCAAAGGAAAATCAAAACGCTCTTATGGGCGCTCCTTTGCAGGCATTCCCGCCACAAGACCACGAGGCTCACATAGAGGCTCATATGGCGGTTATGTCCACTCCAGCGATGCAACTTAACACGAATGCTATCATGGCTCTACAGGGCCATATACAAGAGCATATAGGTCTACTCGCAGAGGCGCAGGCCCAGCAAGAAGTTATGAGTCAGATTCCTCCAGAGCAAATGCAGATGATGCAACAGCAAGCGATGATGCAACCACCGCCACCACCGGGTCAACCACCTATGGACCCACAGCAACAAATGATGCAGCAAATGCAGCCTCAGATTGATGCTAGGGCGGCTCAGATCATTGCTGATTTGACTGAGGAGCTTGCTCAGGCAATGACTCCAGAGGAGCAAGGTGATCCTCTAGTCGATATAAGGAACCAAGAGCTTCAATTGAAAGCCGCAGATATGCAGCGCAAGCAAGAAGAGTTTGATGCGAAGCAGGCATTCAACGAAGAAAAAGAACGCAATGACGTATTAATTGCACAACAACGTGTTGATGTATCTGAGTCTGCATTAGCAGATAAAACTAGAATTGCTGAAGATAGAATACAAACACAACGTGACATTGCCTCTTTGAATGCAATGAATAAAGGATAGCACTATGACTTCAACTGTTAGAGCAAAAATGGCAGCGCAGGAAAAAGAAAAAAAGGTAGCTCAACGGCTATCTGAAAATCCCGTGGAAATGGTAAGAGCGCGTAATAAGGATGGACACTTTGTCAAAGATGACCCAAGCACGCCAGAAAACGAGGCGTGGGTTGAAAAGCCAAAAGCCAAGAAAAAGCCAGCCGCAAAGAAAAAAGCAGCCAGCAAAAAGTCTAAGTAGGTTTAGTAAAGTGGCAAGACCCCAGAAGTTCCAAGGAATTTTCTGACTTTCTGGTATTTATACTTGTGCTTCCCGCATATTAGCATACTATATGCGGTATGGACGCACTTAATCTTGCAGAATATTTATACAAAAACATACGTGAGCGCGATGTGCGCCTTAAAGACAGGCTCGCGGATGGTTCGATACAGACCTTTGAGGAGTATCGGTACATCGTAGGTGAAATACGCGGCATGGCCTATGTTGAAGATGAACTTAAAGCCGCGATGAAAGGCATAGAGTACGCAGATGACTAATAAGTTATTTGTGCCAGATCACGTTGCGAGGGCAGCGAAGAAGGCCATAAAAGAAAACGAATCTATTCCAAAACCTATTGAAAACGCTTTTGGAAAAAGTTCGGAAAGTAAAAACGAAGATGATCCATCACAGATGGAGGCTTCATCACTTGAGAGACTTCCGCAGCCTACAGGCTACCGAGTTCTTATCATACCTTATTATCCTAGTGAGAAAACAAAGGGTGGAATTATCGTTCCAGACGCCGTTCGAGAGCGTGAATCCTTTGCTACTGTAGCGGCTTATGTCGTCAAGTTGGGGCCTGATGCTTATGCTGACACCCAGAAGTTCCCAAATGGTCCTTGGTGTAATGAAAAGGATTGGGTTCTTATAGGAAGATATAGTGGAAATAGGTTTAAAGTGGAAGGTCTTGAGGTTCGTATCATAAATGACGATAATATTATTGCTACGATTCTTGACCCCAAAGACATTTCTTATGTATAAGGTAGTGGAGAGCAAGGAAAATGGCTATGTCTGAAGATATTCGTGAAGACGAAGACTTTAAAAATGGCGCATCTGTTGAAGTCGAAGATGACAACAATGAAGTCGAATATGAGGTTTCTGAGTCCGAAAGTGACGAAGAAGAAACCCGAACAAATGTTCGTAAAAAATCAAACGATGATGACGAACTAGAAAATTACAGTGAATCTGTTCAGCGTCGAATTAATCAATTAACCGCGAAACGGAAGCAAGCCGCTGAAGAAGCTCAAGCTGCTGTTGAATATGCTCAAAATATGCAAAATGAAAACGCTCAAATGAAGCAGCGTTTGCAGCAGATGAGTGTCGGTTATAATTCAGAAACTGAAAATCGCTTGAAGGCTCAAGAGGCTCAAGCCACTCGTGCGTACACTGAAGCCAGTGAGTTAGGTGATTACGAAAAGGCGGCTAAGGCGCAACAAGCACTAGCGCAAATAGCTGTAGCAAAAGAAAAAGTTAGAACACAGAAAGATAGAATTAAACGCGAGCAAGAAGATGTTGCATACAGTCAACAGCAGCAGCTTCAGCAGCAACAGCAACAGCAACAGCAGCAAGTTCGACAGGCCCCCGTTCAGCAACAGGTTAATGACCCTAAGCTAGACGGCTGGCTTTCAAAAAACTCTTGGTTTGGCAGTGACAGGATTATGACCAGAACGGCTCAAGCAATCCATGAACAGCTTGTTTTAGAAGAAGATTTTGACCCTTCATCAGACGATTACTATAAAGAAATAGATTCTCGTATGCGCAGGGAAATGCCTCAAAAATTTAATCGGGAAAAACGGTCCAACGCCCAGACTGTTGCTCCTGCGTCCAATGGACGGTCAGTAAAATCAGGGCGGAAAAAATCGGTGGAATTAACACCGGGACAAGTAGCTTTTGCTAAAAAAATGAGGATTCCTCTTGAAAAATACGCAAAAGAAGTCGCAAAAATTAGTAGTCGGAGAGAATAAAATGGCAGATAGGACACCACGCGAATCAAACACGCGGGAACGCTCAGAGCGTTCAATGGAATGGCGACCCGGCTCTGCTTTGGAAGCTCCCGAACCACCAATCGGTTTCAAACACCGTTGGATACGCGAATCCGTAATGGAATTCGACGATAAAACTAACGTTCACAAAAAACGGCAAGAAGGCTGGGACCTCGTTCGCGCTGAGGAATATCCCGATTATGTAGGACCTGTAGTAGATGAGGGACGAAACGCTGGCACCATTGGTGTTGGTGGTCTTGTTCTCGCTCGAATCCCCGTCGAAATGGCAGACCAGCGGAATAAACACTATCAAGGTGTTTCTAAAAACCAACTGGACGCAGTGGATCGTGACTGGATGCGTGAAAACAACCCAGCCATGCCTAAGCTAAGTCCTCAACGTAAATCTTCCGTTTCTTTTGGAATGAAAGGAATGGGAAACTCTGAAGGAGAGTAAAGATGTCTAATCAAGACGCTGCTTTCGGCCTTCGCCCTATCAAAACGAGCACTAGCTCGCAGAGACAGAATCGCTACCGTATTGCCTCCGGGTATAGCACAGGTATTTTCCAAGGTGACTTAGTTCTTGTCGCCACTGACGGAACAATTACTCGTGCTCCTGCTGGTGGTACTGCTTTGATTTTGGGCGTATTTAACGGCTGTTCATATGTAGACGCTAGTGGTGATGTTATTTTTTCAAACTACTGGCCTGCAAGCGCAACTGGGACAGATATTTTCGCAAATATCATTGATGACCCAAGTGCGACTTTCGAAATCCAAGCTGATGCTGCATTCCCTGTAGCTGATTTGTTTGGCAATTTTGACATTGTTGACGCAACAGCAGGAAGTACCGTAAGTGGTAATTCTCGCACTGAAATTGATGTCACAACTGGCGCAACGACTGCTGGTCTACCACTTAAAGCCATCGACATTTCTCAAGATCCTGAGAATAGCGATGTTTCATCTGCGAACACTAACGTGATCGTTAAAATCAATAACCACCTGTTCAGTGCTGGCACTGTGGGTCTGGCATAAGGAGACTAAGTTATGGCTATTTCACGTTCACAACTGGTCAAAGAGCTAGAGCCGGGCCTCAATGCGCTGTTCGGTATGGAGTATGATCGCTACGAGGGCGAACATGCTGAAATCTTTGATACAGAAACTTCAGACCGTGCGTTTGAAGAGGAAGTGATGCTCGTCGGATTTGGGAATGCTCCCACAAAATCCGAAGGGTCTGGCGTCGAATTCGACAATGCTAATGAAGCATATACTGCTCGTTATTCACACGAGACAGTGGCGCTTGCATTCGCTTTGACGGAAGAGGCTATCGAAGACAACCTGTATGACCGTCTTGGTGCTCGCTACACGAAAGCGCTTGCGCGTTCTATGGCACACACTAAGCAGGTTAAAGCGGCGTCAGTATTAAACAATGCGTTTAATGCTAACTTCTCTGGTGGTGACGGTGTTGAGCTTTGTTCAACAGCACACCCACTTGCAGGTGGCGGTACTTTCCGCAACGAACCATCAACAGCGGCTGATCTCAACGAAACTTCGTTGGAAAATGCGTTGATTGATATTTCGACCTTCGTAGATGAGCGTAATATGATTATCGCTTTGCGCGGCACAAAAATGGTTATTCCACCACAACTGCAATTCGTTGCAGATCGTTTGTTGGAATCAACATTGCGTGTTGGCACTGCTGATAATGATGTAAACGCAATTCGCAACATGGGTATGCTTCCAGAGGGTTACACTGTTAACCACTTCTTGACAGACCCAGATGCGTTTTTCATCAAAACTGATGCTCCAAACGGTTTCAAACACTTTGAACGCTCACCTATGCGTACAAACATGGAAGCTGATTTCGACACAGGCAACATGCGCTTTAAAGCTCGTGAGCGTTATAGCTTCGGCTATTCTGACCCACGCGCTGTGTTCGGTTCTCCGGGTGCCTAAAGTGTGCTAAAGTTAGAGAGGTGGTTTATACCTCCTTTCAATTTGAGGGGCTGCTTTGGTGGCCCCTTTCTTTTTAAAAAAAGTTAGTGTATCATTTCTTTATTCCTGACAGTGGCATACTGCTACTGACTTAACCCAGACAGGAGATAGACATGGGTATTACTACTTTCTCTGGCCCTATAAAGGCTGGAACAATTAAAGACACTACTGGCACAACGCTTGGTTCTGACATTGCAAACGTCGGACAAGTTGTTATGACGCAAACTTTTTCAGCGGATCTATCGGGTGGGGCATTAGCCGCAGTCGTACAAGATGTCGTTATTCCTGCCAACTCGCAAATTATTGATTGTGTTATAGACGTTATTACGGCTGCTAACGCTACAACAAACTTGAGTGTTGGAGATACTGTTGGTGGCGCAGCTACAATTTTAAATACTTTTGCGAGCGGCACGACTGCTGGCAGAAAATATCCAACAACAGAAGCAGGCGCAGCGTTGGCTTGGCAAGATACAGGAACAGCAGACATTCGTTTAACTGTAACTGCTTCAGCAGCAACAACTGCGGGTTTGGTTCGTTTTACTATCTTATACGCTCAAAATAACAACTTAGCGTAATAGGAGGCTAATATGGCAGGTCCAGTAAAGGCATATAATTGGGCGCAGGGTACATCTGCGGCTGTTGTCGGTCCTGCTCGTTCTCGTATTCGTCAAATTGTAATTTATGCAGCCGCAGCGGGTGCTTTTACAATTAAAGATGGTAGCGGTTCGGGCGATACACTTATTACGCAAACTTTTCCAGCGGGGATGCACCATTTAAACATTCCTGATGATGGTATTCTCGCTACAAGCGGTGCGTATGTTAGTGCTTTCACGGGATCAAGCAACGAACTGACAGTATTCTTGTCTTAAAGTCTGGTGGGAGAGTATTTATTTTCCCACCTAAAAGTTTGATAGGTGATTAATGCCTCGTAAAAAAGAAAACCCAATACGAAAAACTACTGGTAAGGGCGGTAATTACCGCAAGACCAAATCAGGGGCTGGCATGACCAAAAAGGGTGTTGCTGCGTATAAAAAAGCTAACCCCGGTTCTAAGTTGAAAACTGCTGTAACTGGAAAAGTTAAAAAGGGCAGCGCAGCAGCTAAACGTCGCAAATCGTATTGCGCACGTTCCGCAGGACAAATGAAACAATTTCCCAAAGCGGCAAAAGACCCTAATAGTCGTTTGCGGCAAGCAAGAAAACGGTGGAAGTGTTAAATGGCTATGAGCCGTTCACAAATGGGGCAGCAAGTCACTAAGCCGCCTATGAAGAGGAAGAAAAATGCCAAAGGACGCGTGCTACAAAAAGGTAAAAGCAACATACAAGGTGTTCCCAAGCGCGTATGCAAGCGGAGCAATCGCAAAATGTCGAAAAGTAGGCGCTAAAAACTGGGGTAACAGCAAGAAAAAGCCTGTTAAGAAGGCTATGGGTGGTGTTATTGAGCCTTCTAACGAGTATCGCAAGCGTCCAGTAAGACAAATGATAGAAGGCGGCAAGGTAATAGCCAACGGATGCGGGAAAGTAATGTCAAATAGACGAAAACAGACTCGGATGGGCTGATGGCTGTTAGAAAAACAAAAAAAGGTGCGGCTTTAAAGCGTTGGTTCAAGGAAGACTGGAAAGATGTGCGTACAGGAAAGGCCTGTGGTCGCAAAAAGGGTGAAAAACGTGGAACACCTTATTGTCGCCCAAGCAAGAAGGTAAGCTCAAAGACACCAAAGACGGCTTCTGAGATGACAGCCAGCGAAAAACGTAGTAGAGTGGCACAAAAGAAGCGTATTGGGCAACCTGCGGGAAAGCCTCGGAGAGTAAAATCTCTTAAAAGGAACAAAAAATGACAATATCTGGCTCAACAGACTTCGAATTAGACGTGGCTGACTATGTTGAAGAGGCTTTTGAGCGGTGTGGTTTAGAAGTTCGTACTGGTTATGATCTAAAAACAGCAAAAAGGTCAATGAACCTTATGTTTGCAGACTGGGCCAACAGAGGCTTAAACCAATGGACTATAGCTGAAAAAAATCTAACGGTTGTTGAGGGAGATGGCACTTACGACCTTGGAACGTCAACAATAGACATATTATCGCTTGTTGTACGTCGAGACGGCACAGATTACGCTTTAGATCGTATAAGCAGGGACGAATACATTAATATCCCAACAAAATCCACAACAGGTCGCCCAACGCAGTATTTCGTGGATAGATTGATAAATCCTGTCCTGAAAATGTGGCCTTTGCCTGATAATAGCACTGATGTGGTGTATTATAACGCTTTAATACGCTTAGATGACGCCGATACTTACACAAATACAGTGCAAGTTCCGTTCCGGTTTTACCCTGCTTTAGCGGCTGGTTTGGCCTATTATATCAGTATAAAACGCGCTCCAGAGCGCTCACAGCTTCTAAAAACAGTCTATGAAGAAGAAATAGGCAGGGCAATGGATGAGGACAGAGACCGTTCATCTTTCAGAGTGGCTCCAGATTTAAGGAATTATCGTTATGTCTAAGTATGCCACGGGAAAGTGGGCATATGGCATATCTGACCGATCAGGCTTCAGATACAGGCTTAAAGACATGCGTAAGGAGTGGAATGGGCTTCTTGTGGGTAAAGATGAGTGGGAGGCGAAGCAACCACAGCTAGAACCTCTTCGCGCTACCCCAGATCCTCAAGCGTTGCGCAATCCTCGTCCAGAACAAAATATTTCACAACAAGACAATATACAATGGGGATGGAATCCAGTAGGCATGGCATACGATGGGGGGCTAACTCCCAATAATTTAATTGCTACTGGTTCTGTTGGCGGCGTTACGGTGAGTATATCATGAGCTTTACATATGCAGAATTAAAGACAGCTATTCAAGATTATACTGAAAACACAGAGACTACTTTCGTAAACAGTCTTGATGTTTTCATTAAAAATACTGAAGAGCGTATATTAAAAACGGCTCAGTTAGAAGTATTTAGGAAAAATCAAACTGGGAGCCTTGCTGCGAGCAATCAATATCTTGCGTTGCCTAGTGATTATCTGGCTCCTTTTAGCCTTTCTTTCACAAGTGGAAGCAATAAAGAATTTGTATTATTTAAAGACGTAAACTTTGTTCAATCTTTTAATCCGAACAATTCCACGACTGGCGCACCTCGTTATTACGCGCAGTTTGACGTTGATAATTTTATACTAGGCCCCACCCCAGACTCAGCATATCCTGTAGAGCTTCATTATTTTTATCGTCCTCAAAGCTTAACTGCTGGGGCTGATGATGGGACAACATGGTTAAGTAGCAATGCTTCTGTTGCAATGTTGTACGGATCACTCATAGAGGCTTATACCTTTATGAAGGGAGAAACTGATTTAATACAAAACTATACTCAAAGGTTCACTGAGGCTCTTTCTCGCGTTAAAAACTTCGGAGAATCACAAGAAGTTACTGATGCCTATCGCACGGGCCTTATTCTTAGGGAGAAAACATGATACCCGCTTTAAATATAGATTTAGATGAAGGTTTCAAAGTAGATGTAAAAACCACACATAATCGTGGGTTTACTCCTGAAGAAGTAGCGGAACGATGTGCGGAGAAAATTATTTCGGTTTCAGATGAAGCACACCCTGCGATACAAGCGCAAGCTCGTGCTTTTCAGAAGCGTATCGTACAGTTAGTGGGTTTCTATTTACGCGAAGCTGTTAAAAGTGATCGAACTACTGTATATAATGCAATCAAAGATGCGGGGCAGCCTGACCTCGCTGAACTTATAAGGAGAATGTGACATGGCCTTTTCAGGAAACTTCATGTGCACCAGCTTTAAGAAAGAGCTTCTTGAAGCCAAGCACAACTTTTTAAATAGCGGAGGTAGCACTTTCAATCTCGCGCTTTACACCAACAGTGCCTCTTTTACTGCTGCGACTACAGCATACACTAGCTCGAACGAAGTGTCTGGTACAGGATATACAGCAAAAGGTGCGGCTCTCACTCGTGTTGATCCAACAACAAGTGGCACAACAGCCCTTACAGATTTTAGTGATCTCACTTTTAGTACGGCAACAATTACAGCCCGTGGCGCGTTGATCTTTAATGACAGTGCATCTGGTGATCCATCGGTTATTGTATTAGATTTTGGTGGCGATAAAACATCTACCGCAGGTGATTTTACAGTTGTATTTCCAACGGCTGACGCAAGTAACGCCATAATTCGTATCGCGTAAGAGCTAAAAATGGCTTCTTCAACTCTATTCTCAGGATGGGGTAGGTCCACTTGGAATGATGGCTCATGGGGAACTCCTGTTCTTAGAGTCTTCGTTGATGGAGTTGAGGCTGCAGGCTCTGTCGGTTCTGTAACTATTACAGCACTGGCAAATGTTACGACCACGGGCGTATCTGCCACTGGACAAGTGGGGCTGGCTACTGCCGATGGTTCAGCCCTTGTGCCCGCTACAGGTTTAGCAGCAACAGGCTCTGTTGGCACTACTACAGTCGTTGCAAAGGCTAATGTGTCTCCGACTGGTTTGGCTGCAACAGGAGCGGTAGGCTCCGCAACAGTAGTTGCCGCCGCCGATGTTTCGGTTACTGGGCTTGCAGGAACAGGGTCAGTAGGCTCCGCAACAGTAGCAGCCGCCGCCGATGTTTCGGTTACTGGTGTTGCCGCAACTGGAGGCGTAGGCTCCGCAACAGTTACAGGAACAGCGAACGTACCTGTTACTGGTCTTGCAGGAACGGGTGCCGTTGGCGGTGTTACAGTAGAGTTGGGAATTACAGTAAACGTCACTGGAGTTTCAGGAACGGGCTCTGTTGGAGCAGTCACAACCGCTGCTAAATCAAGTGTATCTGTCACAGGACTAGCCGCGACTGGTGTTGTCGGAACACCTTTAGTGTGGGGACGTATTGTTCCAAATCAAAATCCAAGCTATACTCCGATTACACCATCTTCCACCCCAGCATGGAGTGACGAAACACCGTCTCAAACTCCAAACTGGGATGACATAGCAGCATAGGACAATAACATGGCAAGTACATATACGTTAAATAACGGTATAGAACTCATTGGCACAGGTGAACAGTCTGGTACATGGGGCGATACAACAAACACAAACTTTGAGTTGTTGGACACTTCTCTTGACGGTCAAGTTTCCGTAACGTTAAGTGCCACGGGATCGACAGGTTCCCCAAACACACTTCCAGTTAGCGATGGCGCAGCTTCTAATGGGCGCAACCGCTTGGTTATCTTTGGGGATAGCGGAGATATTGGCGGCACAGTATATGTGCAGCTTACTCCAAATGATGCTGAAAAGATTATCTATGTGCGTAACAACCTGTCTGGTTCGCGCAGCATTTTGCTGTTCCAAGGCACATATAACGCATCAAATGACTATGAAGTTCCAGCGGGAACGACTGCGGTTGTGTTTTTTAACGGCGCAGGAACTGGCGCAGTTGCTGCGAACGTATTTAACAACGCTCACTTTGATGGTTTAAACCTAGTTGGAAACCTTACCGTGACAGGAAACATCGTTTTAGGTGATAACAACAAAGCCATATTCGGCGCAGGGTCTGACCTACAGATTTATCACAACTCTGCAAACAATAAGTCTTACATTGAGGAGAGCGGCTCAGGCAATCTTGTTATCCGTGGTAGTGATATTGATATTTTGGCTGGCAACGGTGAGGCCGCAATCAATGTAGCTCAAGATGGCGCAGTAACTCTTTATTATAACAATACCAAGACCTTCGAGACTACTAGCACAGGTATTGACGTAACAGGCACAATTACGACTGATGAGCTGACTGTGGACACCAGTGACCAAGTTATCATCAATCACAGTGCTAGTGGTGGTGGTATTCGTATTGATAGTACTAATGGAACGAATACAGGTAGTCTTAGATTTGGTGATGATACAGACAATTACATAGGTGCATTAGAATATAATCACACTAATGACGCTATGACGATGTATGTGAATAACGCAACACGAATGACCATCAACAGCAGCGGTAATGTTGGCATTGGGGCAACAAGCCCAGCACGCAAACTTGATGTGGCTGGTAATAACAACGCTGGTGCAAAGGCAAACTACATTCGCATCACTGACACTGACACAACCGCCACAGCAAATAATCAAGCGGGTGGCATAGAGTTTTTCACAAATGATGTTACGCCCGGTATTGCTGCAAGTATTGAGGTTTTGTACGCAGGGAGTGGTGGTGGTGGTGAACTTACCTTTAACACAAATGCTTCAAGTTCTGGCACACTAACGGAAGCGGTAAGAATAGATGAAAACGGAAGCGTGGGGATTGGTACATCTGCCCCTTTGAGGAACCTTCAAATAGGTAATCACAGTGGGGCGCAACAGGCATTGTCTATCCAAGCCTCAACGACAGGTAAATCTGATATATTCTTAGGAGATGGTACTGGCTCTGGAGAATACGCTGGTTTGATTAGATATGACCACGCTTCTGATTTCATGGCCTTTTGGTCATCCTCCTCAGAACGTATGCGCATCGACAGCAGCGGTAATGTTGGCATTGGGACGAGTTCGCCAGCAACACCTTTGGATGTAACAAAAGCTGGTGGTGGAAACTTTGTTGCTACATTCCAAAACACTACATCTGCAACGCCTTACGGAATGCATATAAAAGATGCAGCTTCTGGCGCTAATGGGTATCCGTTGTTTCAAGTAACTGATAGTGCAGGGACTTCTCCGTATCTTGTGGTTCATTCTGGCACTGGTAATGTGCTAATCGCCGGTGTGGGGGGTATTGGAGCTGCCACTGGTGACTTAGCGATATATAGCACAGCAAGTGGACATGAGGGTTTGCGTTTTGGTAATGGCGCAATCGTGCCAACTAATAACGCTGGAGCATCAACTGACAATGCTTGTAATCTAGGTGGAGGTGGTGGTCGCTTTACTGACATCTACGCCACCAACGGCACAATCCAAACCTCTGACCGCAACGAGAAGCAACAGATTGCATCACTAACAGATGCAGAGATGACAGCCGCTAAAGCTATCAGCGCACTCTATAAGACGTTCAAATGGAATGACAGCGTTGCTGAGAATGGTGACAATGCCCGTACACACACTGGTGTTATTGCTCAAGAAGCAGAGACAGCCTTGATTGACGCTGGCTTAGACGCTGGAGACTATGCGTTCTTCATTAGCACAACATGGTGGGAAACACAGACAGATGTTCCAGCGGTTGAGGCTGACGAAGAGAACGGCATAGAAGCTGCTGCTGCGTATACTCGCACAGACACGTATGACACAGCCGAGGAAGCCCCAGAGGGTTCTACAGAGCGCAACCGTAAAGGCATTCGATATCCTGAGTTGTTGGCTTTTGTTGGTGCGGCTACGGAGCAACGATTGGCTTCTATAGAAACACGACTAACAGCATTAGAAGGAGCCTAAACAATGGCTGTAACATACACTTGGACTATCCCAACTTGTGAGCGTGACATCTCAACAGGTGGTATCAACGTAATCCACTGGCGTTGTACAGGCGTCGATGGTGAACACTCAGCGTCAAATTACGGTACTGTAGGTTTAACCTACGATCAGTCCGACAGTGACTTCATTGCATACGCTGATGTAACTGAGGCACAGGCTCAAGCATGGGTATGGGAAAACGTATCACAAGAAGATACAGAGGCATCTATCGCTGCTGCTATCGATAAACAAATTAACCCCACCGAAGCCTCTGGAAATCCTTGGGCTGCTTAACCGAAAGGAGATCAACATGGCTGAGAAAAAAACAAACACCATTACGATTGACGATATTGAATATACTGAAGATCAACTGACCGATCAGCAAAAGGTTATGCTAAACCACATCAAAGACCTTGACCGTAAGGCAGGGTCGGCTCAATTTAATCTGGATCAATTGCATGTTGGAAAGCAAGCCTTTGTA